TAAAATCCTTGTTGATTATCTTTCAACTAAAGGTGCAGTTGCTAATGGCGCAACGACTTTTACCACGAACGTAGCACTAAACGTAGGAGGTGTTAACTATCCGTTAACTGTTACTACAAGTTCTACTTCAGCTGGTGGCGCTTTTAAAGAATCTATAGAGTCAATAAGAAGAAACGCACCAATAGCTTTTAGTTCTCAAAGAAGATTAGTAACTGCAGAAGATTATAGAGCTCAGATTTTATCCAATTATGGATCGTATTTAGACGACGTAATAGCATGGGGTGGTCACGATAATGTTCCACAAGTATATGGAAGAGTTTATGCAGGATTAAAATTTAAAAGTAATATAGACACAGCAACTCAAGTTCAAGTTAAAAACGACATCACAACAGAGTTAGCAGACACTTTAGGCATTATGTCAATAGATTTAGTGTTTGCAGATGCAATAACTACCAAACTTGAATTGTCAACCTTTTTTAATTTAGATCCTGATTTAACAAGTTCAACTTCTCAATCAGTTGAGAATAAAGTTAAAACAACGATTAACACTTTTTTTAATACCAACTTGAAAAAATTTAATAAAGTTTTTAGAAGATCAATTTTATTAACAGCTATTGATTCTTTAGATGTCGCAATATTAAATTCAAGAATGGATGTTAAGATGCAGAGAAATCAATCTATAGACATAAATCAGTCACTGACTTATACTATAGCTTTTCCTGCAGTCATAGCACAACCAGATGACGTCAACAGAATCATAACAAGTTCCTCGTTTACTATTAACAACAAAACATGTAGCATAAGAAATATTTTAAATTCAAATAAATTAGAAGTGGTTGATACTGATGGAACAGTTCAAGTTGATAACATAGGAAGTTATAATTCTTCAGCTGGTACAGTAACTTTAATTGGATTTGCTCCTACTGCAATACAAGGAACAACATTAGACGTATCAGTCGTTCCAGCAAATCAAAGTACTATAAGGCCTTTACGTAATTTTATTTTAGATATAGATAATATAAAATCTGTTCCATTAGCTCAACTAGATTTCCAGAACACGTTAGTAACATTGTAAGATGACGATAAATCATTATCATAATAGAAGAAATAAAAACTTTTTAAATAGAAAAGTTAGTGAAGCTTTACCAGAACATTTTACAAGTGACTATTCTAAATTTATTACGTTTCTTGAAAAATATTACCAACAATTAGATTCTGATGCAAGTACTTCTTTTGGTAATGAAATTCGTCAGTTATTTTCGTTAAGAGATGCAGGTTCAACGAATAGAATTAATAACTTAATATCAGATGTTGGAAGTGGTATACCAAATGGAGATAATTTTACTGATGCTAGATATGCAGCCAGAAGACTTGCAGAATTACAAAGAAATAAAGGTACAAAATTTGCAATAGAAGAATTTTTTAGACTATTCTTTCAAGATAAAATAACAGTTGAATATGGAAAAGACAATTTATTTATAGTAGGTGCTGGTGATTCTAATGTTCCAGCCTCATTGATAGGACCAGATTCTTTAAAAGTTTTACAAAATGGTAAACTCTACCAAGTGTTTTCCATACTCATAAAGACTGCTCTTTCTAGTAATACTTGGGAAGAACTTTACAAAAAGTTTATACATCCAGCTGGATTTTACTTTCAAGGTTTAGTTACTTCTGACGCAGAGGCAACCGTGGCCTCTTCCGCTAGAGGATTTTATGATGATTTTGATTCTGGAGTGATACCTATAATATCATCGGCTTCTTTAACTGCACAAGCTCCATTTACGCAAGTTACTGGCTTGATAGACTCAGGTAATAATTCAACAAATGATTTTAGAGTAGGTCTAGATCAGTTGATTAGTGTATATCAGAATCTTACTCCATCTCAAATAGATCAATTTTATGGAAGTGCTGCTGAACTTATAACACCAAGTTCGTTTACATTTGATGATAGTGATAGTGCCGGTGGCATAAGGCCAGACATATCACTAGCTACTGAGACTATGGACAATGAAATCTTTGGAAATTATTTAATCGATTCAACTTTCTAGTATAAATAGAACTATTATTTAGGATTTAAAATGACAAGACAAAATATTAATACAGGAACATCGGCAAACGACGGAACAGGCGATACTTTACGTAATGCTGGTACCAAAATTAATGCTAATTTTATAGAACTATATAATTTTTTAGGAGATGCAGGTGATAGCTCTACTTTAGCTACACAAATAAAATTTCAAAATGATGCTATAGTTTTTGAAGGAACTTCGGCAGACGCGCACGAGACGAGGTTATTTGCTACAAATGCCACTCAAGACAACGTTATAAATTTACCAGATTCTAGCGGTGATGTGATACTTACAGTTGCAGCACAAACTTTAACTAATAAGACTGTAAATTTAGCTAAAAACACATTAACCGGAACTACAGCCTTATTTAACACAGCGTTATCTGATGGCTCATTTACAACACTGGCAGGAACAGAAACTTTAACAAATAAAACTTTAACAACTCCTGTTATAAATAATCCTAAGCTTGCGGCTGGTGCTTCTTTAAACGACTCAAACAATAATCAATTAATTAAATTTACTCAAACAGCAGGAGCCGTAAATGAGATAACTATTGCTAATGGAATATTCGACACTGATCCAACAATATCTGCTACAGGCGACTCTAGTAACGTAAACTTAATGTTAGCTGGAAAAGGAAGTGGTGCAGTTGAAATAGCCAAGGCAGCGTATTCATCGCAGACAATAACTGCAAATGGTGCGGCCAGTCCTAATCATACACTTATCATAGGTAACAAAGGAACTGCATTAGCTGTAAGTTTAGCGGCTGGAACTACAGTAGGAGAACATAAAATTTTTACTAATAAAGGCGCTGGAGCAATGACAGTTACTCCTGCAGGAGGAACGTTTGCTCACGGAACTTCATTTTCTCTAGTACAAAATAGATCAACCGAGTGTATATGGGACGGAGCAGATTGGTTCTTATTAGGATTTGGAATGAGAGACTCTTCCGCCGGTGGAATAACAATATCATAGGAATAAAAGATGGCAGCAATAATCACAGACGTATTTAAGAAAGATATTATTCAAAAAATATTTGACGCAGCTAGTAACGATAGCGACAAGATGTATATAGCTATAGGTAAGTCGGAACAATGGGATTCAGCTGAAAATGTTCCCGATCCTACAGATACACCTAGGGCCATAAGACAACTTAGATCTGGCATACAATCTTTAAAAAAAGCCAGTGACGTTTCATTTGTAATACCAAGACATAACTGGTCTTCAGGTAGCACATACAGTGCTTATGACGATAACTTCGCTACTATTCCTAGTAATACTTACTATGTACTGACTGATGAAAACCAAATTTACATATGCTTACAGCGATCAGAAGATAACAATGGAGATCCTAATCCTTCTACTGTTAAACCTACTGGAACTCTTACTAAACCTTTTAAGACAGCTGATGGTTACATCTGGAAGTTTTTATATTCATTAAGTGCTGCAAGATCCAGTAAATTCTTATCTTCTAACTTTGTGCCGATAGAATTTGTTCCAAACATATTTGATTCTGCTGATACGTTTTTAGCGCAACAAAAAACTATTCAAAGAGCATCTGTAAAAGGTCAAATCATAGGTGTAGCTGTTACTAAAGGTGGAACAGGATTTGATAGTAGTGGTGGTACTACAGTAACTATAAACGGAGATGGTGTTAGAGCCGCGGCATCTGCTACAGTTGTTGGCGGAGTAGTTACTAAGATTGAAATGGATTCTAGTACAGATAGTTGTATAAAAATGGGACAAGCGTATAATTTTGCGAGTGTGTCTATAACTGGAGCTGGATCAGGTGCTGAAGCTCGAGCAATATTCGGTCCAGACAGCGGAATGGGAGCAGATCCTAGAGACGAACTTAAGTCTACCTCACTTATGTTTCACGTCAAACCAGACGGAACAGAAAGCACAACGCAAAAAGTAAGTGGAAGTACAACAACTGGAGCTTCTTTCATAATTGACCAAGACTTCAGACAAGTTGCTTTAATTAAAAATCCACGAGACTCTGCTGGAGCTATTTACTCTGGTACAAGCGGAAAAATGTTAAGATATTTAGAATTTCAATCCACATCACAAGCAGCTTCTTTTGCAAAAGATGCTATCATCACTTCAGCTTCAGGAGCTCAAGCAGTAGTAGATCATTCAGATAGCGCTAGAGTATGGTTTCACCAAAACGACTCTACTGGATTTAAACCATTTGTAGAAGGTGAAGCTGTAACTGGCGGTGGTGGTAGTGGAAGCTTAGAATTAGCTGGAGCAGACGCTGACGCGGATGCTTGGAGACATGGAGATATTGATAAGATGTCTGGAGAGATATTATATATAGAAAACAGAGCACCAGTTACAAGATCTAGTATTCAAACTGAAGATCTTAAGATTGTAATAACACTATAAGGTATAAAGATGGCGACTACATTAACTAGTAATACTTTCACCTCTACGTATAAAGATGATTTCAAAGATAGCGACAGCTATCATAGAATATTATTTAACTCAGGTGTAGCACTTCAAGCTAGAGAACTAACTCAAATCCAAACTATGCTTCAAAAGCAAATAACAAGGATGGGAGATAACGTATTTAAAGAAGGCGCAGTCGTAAAACCCGGGGGCGCTAACGTAAATTCAAAATACGAATTTATAAAATTAGATGCCGCAACTAACGTAACTCAAAACACTACTTGGATTGGTCAAAAATTTTTAGGAGTACAATCTGGTGTTACGGTCAAGGTTTTGCAATACATTGCTGCAGTAGACGTAAACAACCCTGGAACTGTGTATGTTCAATACACTAGTACTGGAGATACTGGTGGAGCAACCACCACAAGAGTTACACCCGGAGAAACTTTAAATAGTCAGTCTCCACTTGCCGGTCAAGCTCTCATAGTTCAAACTACTAACACTGACGTTAATCCAGCTGTAGGAGCTGGTATCTTAGGAACTCTTAAATCTGGAGTTTATTACGCTAGAGGACACTTTGTATTTACTGAAGATCAGTCAAAAGTTATACAAAAATATAGAGATACACTGGATGATACTTTAGGGTTTAAAGTAGTAGAGGACATTGTTACGACTAGTGATGACACTGGTTTATTCGACAACCAAGGGGCTGTACCAAATACTTCTGCTCCCGGTGCAGATAGGTATCGTATAACTTTAACTATAGCGCTTGAAAGCGAAATGTCAGCAAGTGATAACTTTGTTCCAGTCGCTAAGCTAGTAGATGGTGTAATTTATAACACAAACAACACTATTGATGCTTATAATATTCCAAATGAACTAATAGCAAAAAGAATAGCAGAAAATTCAGGTGACTACATAGTAAAACCATACACAGCTAACTTTGAACTTGATTCCGAAAACACTCATTTATTATTAAAAGTAAGTGATGGTGTAGCCGTAGTAGATGGATTTAGAGCAGCAAGAAACTTTCCAACTTCGATGAGAATTCGAAAACCTACTGCAACTAAAAAGATAGATAATGATGGTGTTGCGGTAGATTTTGGAAACTATGTTGTGGTTAACCCTGCAAACGATAGTAGCGGTAATACACCAGATATATCTACTCTAGAAAAATTAAATTTACGAGACGACTCAACTTATTCTGGTGCTAACACTATTGGTACTGCTAGAGTCAAAGCAGTATCTGAAGATGGCGCAAAGTATAGATTTCATCTCTTTGACGTAAGAATGAACGCTGGTCAAGCATTTAGAGACGTTCACAGCATTGGAACTAGCGCAACAAATTATTTTAAGCCTGAAAGAGAAGGTACACCAGCAAAGACTGTATTAAAAGAAACAACTAAAAATACTTCTATATTTCCATTACCTAACTTTAGACCTTCTAGCTTCGAGAGCATCTCTTATACAGCCCAAAGAAGATTTCAAAAAACAGCTGTAGGCGGCGTCGTAACATTAGGGTCATTAGGTGTAGGTGAGACTTACACTAATAGCGGAGACTGGGTAGTATCGTCTGTAGATAGTGACATTATAACTAGTGGATTAACTTTTGATGTTGCAGCAGGAACTGTATCAGGACTACCAGCATCTACTGGAGTTTATGAAGTACTAGCATACATAAAAAAGAGTCAAGCTTCTGTTAAGACTAAAAACTTAAGTACTAGAACAATAGCTGTAGCTGGAGGTCTGTCTCAGATTAAGTTAGGAAAAGCTGATATTTATGATATAGTAGAACACGTTAAAGCTGCAGATAGTAGTGTAAGCTTTGCTAACAGATATTTCTTAGATAACGGTCAAAGAGATAATCACTATGACATTGGAGCTTTAAATCTTAAAACCGGTCAAACTGCGCCAGCAGATAGTGCTTCTATAAAATACAGATATTTTGATCACTCAACTGACGGAGACTTCTTTGCATCTACATCGTACGTAAGTCCAATAACTTATAAAGATATACCAAGTTTTAGAAGAAGTGATGGTGTTGTTATTAGATTATTTAACGCTTTAGATTTTAGATCAGTAAAAGATGGAACTGACAGCGAGTTTTCAAATACTGGTGCTGGTGCGAGGGTTCTTGAACTTCCTCAGCCGGGGCAACAGGTAGAAGCTGATATTACTTATCACTTAGCAGAAGCTGGAAAACTAGTCATCGACAAACAAGGGATAATAAGATTTGTAAGAGGAGGCGCTGCGTTTAATCCTTCATTTCCTGCTAAACCTGATGAAACTTTACCATTATACGACATAAAATTAAATGCAAACACTTTAAATGATTCAGATGTTTTTACAAGAAAGATCGATCATAGAAGATTTACTATGAAAGATATTGGAGTTTTAGAAAATAGAGTCAGTAAGTTGGAAGAATTTGCTTCACTTAGTGCTTTAGAGATAGACACTAAACATTTTCAAGTATTAGATTCTGCAGGAACAGATAGAACAAAAGCTGGATTTGTAGTAGACAACTTTGTAGATCACAGTAGAGCTGATACTGCTTTAGTAGACTACAGAGCTTCAGTAGATCCAATTGAAAAAGTTTTAAGACCACTATTTAAAGATCAAAATGTAAGAATAATATATGATTCTGCTAGCTCAACTAACACTATTCGTAAAGGCGATAACGTATATTTAGCTCACGGTGAATCAACTTATATAGATCAAAACTTAGCAAGTAAATCAATCTCAATAAATCCATTTTCTGTGGTTATATATGACGGAGTTATTACTTTATCACCTGCTTCAGATGAGTGGAGAGAAGTAGATAGAATGCCAAATAAAGTAGTTCAAGGAGGAACTAGACTTGCTAACTTTAACGCTTTTAACTGGGGTAACTGGGCTTGGAACTGGGCAGGCGTTCCATTAGAAAATCTTAATGTAGGAAGTAATATAAACAGATTTGGAAATCAAGTAAATAGAGTAGTAAGTGAAGAAACAGTTTTAGACGTTATAGAGGACAGAGTTCTTCAAACTGCATTATTACACTTTTGTAGATCTCGTAAAGTATTTTTTAAGTGTGAAGGTTTAAGACCAGACACTAGAGTGTTTACATTCTTTGATGGAACTAATATCTCTGATTTTACTAAAACTGTAGCTGGAACAACTGGATTTGAATTCTACGGTAGCGGCGATTCTGACTTTGGTAATTCTCTTAAAGATATAACATCGCACCCAGACACGCCTACAACTGTTATGAAGACAGACGCAAACGGCACTATAACAGGAAACTTCATAATACCTAACAACGCGACTACGAAGTTTAGAGTTGGCACTAAAGAATTTAAGATTATGGATATTAGCGCTAACAACGAGAAAGACGCGGCGTGTATAGCTCGAGCTCCATTTACGGCCAAAGGCTGGTTGGATACTAAAGAGGCTACAGTGGCATCTACAAGAGTACTTAACGTTCAAGGCTTTACAGTAAGTTACGATCATTCGGGTGGAGATGATGGTGGTGATGATGGACCTGATGGTGGAAATAATTCACCTCCTCCAGGGACTAATAGTAACTATGCGAACGACGCTCAAGCGACCGCAACGTCTGGAAGCGGAGGTTATTCTGATGACACGGTAGGAGACACAAGTGGAACAAGTGCAAACGATGACACCTCGTCTACAGCTGAAGATTTTGCGTGCTTACTCGAAGACATGAAAGTCATGTTAAACGGTAAAATATCAGAAATCACTAATGTTAATGTTGGAGACAGATTAACTTTTGGTTTCAAAACAAGTAAAGTTACAAAAATGATGAAAGTACATCCAAGGCAAGGTTATTATATAATTAATAACGAACTTAAGATCACTAACGATCACCCTGTTCTAGCAAAAAGAAAACTTCACTCAAGACCTAGTTGGACAAGAACAGAAGATCTTTTGATTGGAGATTACATAAATAACATAAAAGTAGAGTCAATAAAATTCATAAACGAGCTAGTTAACACAGTATATATTGAAACAGATCGTGATGAATTTGACGTATATTGCGGCAAGAACGTTTACACAGTTCACGGGCACTACGAAGAAAGATTACAAAAAGCGAGTTAAGAATGGCAGTAAATTCATTAGGGTATCAGATAAATAAGCAACCAATTGCGCAATCGTTTTACGTAGATAAAACGAGTGGAATATATTGTACTAAAGTAGATTTATTCTTTGCTAATGTTGATGAAGCATTACCAGTTCAAGTACAATTAAGACCAATGCAAAATGGATTACCTTCTTCGTCTCAAATCATACCAGGGACTGTAAAACTAGTAACAGGTCTTACTAATGCAAGCAATTCTTCAGCTGATGCTAGTGTTGCCACTTCTTTTCAGTTTGACGAGCCTGTGTTTTTAAAAGGAAAACAAGACTATGCTTTAGTCGTTACTGCAGATTCTAAAGATTATAGAATATATGTTTCAGAAACTGAAGAGTTTGTGATAGGTTCTACAGAAAAAAGAATTAATAAGCAGCCTTCACTGGGAAGCTTGTTCTTTACTCAAAACGGAGTAACTTTTACTCCATCACAGAGCTTAGATCTAGCTTTTAGGATATATCAGGCTAATTTTACTGCAACTTCTGGAACAGCTGTATTTCATAACGCGCCATTACCTCCTAGGCTTTTAAGAAATGATCCAATAACTGTGACTAAAAATTCAGCTAAAGTTACAGTCAGAGAAACAGGAAGTGGATTGCTCCCAGGAGATACAGTAAAGATTACTGGAGCAACTGCACTTGGTGGAATAAATGCAGCAACTCTTAACAAAGATTCTGGTTACACGGTCGACTCTGTAGACTGGTCAGGCTTTACTTTTACTGCAGATTCGTCAGCAGACTCTGCTGCAATTGGTGGAGGTGGTCTAGTTAAAGCTACTACCAACATGCCATTTAGTGTTATACATCCCAACATTATCAACTTAGTTCCTAATAGAACAGCTTTGTCTGGATCTATTAAAGTTACTAACAGTACCTCTTTTGCTCAGATAGGAACTAACATGCCAAAAGCTAATGGAGCTGAAGTAGCGTATACAGGTAAATCAACTGCATCTTTTCAAGATATAAAAATGAACGAAGATAACATAGGAAGTGTATACAATGTAGTTGCTAACGTAGACAGAGAAGCAACTCTAGGCGGTGGCGTAAAGTCTATGGATCTTAGTTTTAATTTGTCCACAACAGACTCGAACGTCTCTCCTATGATAGACTTACAAAGAGCTTCCATACACTTAATTCAAAATATAATTGATAGACAAGATTCAAATGGCCATCAAATAGCAGACTTCAATAAGCCACTAACTTTTGTAAATGAAACTGCATCAAAAAGAGGAAGTGCTGCCGCTAAGCATTACACAAGAGTTGTAACTTTAGACACTGATTCTGTAGGGATAAGAGTACTGTTAACGGCCAACAGGCCTGAAGGTACAGACTTTCAAGTTTATTATAGAACTGCGACTGCTGACGAAGTTATCGGTGACAAAAACTTTATCCTTCAACCTGAAGAAACTAATAATCCAGCCGATAATAGTCTCAAGAGATTTAGAGAGTATAGGTACTTAATTGGTGGATTAAATGGATCGGTTAAAGCTTTCACAAAGTTTCAAATAAAAATAGTCTTTAGAAGTATTACAAGTGCTAGAGTACCAAAGATTAAAGACTTAAGAATGATAGCGTTAACTGTATAATGGCATACTTAAAGATCGAAGGACATGAAGGTTACGTTAAAAATCCTAATGATGGAGTTGTTTTAAACGTTAACACTGAAGAAATACAAGCAGCTAAGAAAAGAAAAGCTCTTAGAAAGCAACAAGAAGAAGATATAAATAGCTTAAAAAATGAAGTAAGTGACATTAAAAACATGTTAAGTAAAATAATAGAGAAAATCGATGGCAGTAACAACAATTAATCTATCAGATCCAGTATCAACTTTAGTCTCAAAGACTAATACAATTTCGACTGACTTAGGTGAAAAAGCAACGTTACAAACTACTAACAAAAGTAATTTAGTAGCTGCAGTAAATGAAATTAATGCTCAACTGTTAAAAGTTGATTCAGCAGATATTCTAAGAATAGCTCAAGCTAATTCTATGGATTCTGCAGAAGTATTAGCGATAATGACTGCAGATTCAGGTTCTACTAACATTATATCAAATTTTCAAAAAGATAGTGCCAATGGTATTGGATTCGATTCAAGTCAAGGCAGATTCTTCATCCCTGTTGGAACTATTAATACAAGTATGCTAGAAGTTGATGCCGTAATTACTAGCAGAATTGCAGATGATCAGGTTACCGAAGATAAAATTGGTGATGACGCAGTAAGTTCAGTACAGCTTAAAACACTATCAACTCTCTTAATAAAAGATTCAGCAGGAAGTACACTAAAGACGATACACGGCGCAGGGGTTTAATACCATGGCGGTAAGAAGACCACTATTTTATGATGGAAGCTCTATCAAAGAGATGACTAGTGCGATGGTTACTGCAATTCAAACCAGATGCGTGTACGCGTACGGATCTAATCCTTCTGCTTTACTTACAGTTGTAGGAAGCGCTGGAACTTTAAGTTCTATGACTGATACGCGAAAGATTGCTGGTGCTGGTACAGAATCTTTTGGTGATGGCGATGGAGTTCATGGAGATGGTGGAGACTTTCCTTCTTCGTCTGCTTCAAGTGATATAACTGGAGCAACTTTTGATAAAATTTCTCAAGTTAACGCGACAGTTAGCGCACCAACAGATACGAATAATAAGCTATATCCAGTTTACTATGATGGAAGTGGTACTATTCAAGCGATGACAGCAACAGATATGTTCGATACTTTTTTTACACAAGCTATCGATACATTGGTAGACGGAAATGATAGAGAAGGTACGTTCAGAATTCATACTGCAACTTCGCTATCAGATCATACTTTAATAGGCGGACCAGTATTTACTGATACCAGAGCTAACACAGGTCTATACTCTTCTGGTGGTATTCCAGAAACTCAAGATCAGCCTCAAGATATAACAAATTATTATTTACTTAGAACTAATCAAGGAACGGCTCCTGCTATAACTCAACCACTTCAAATAACGACTGGAAATGATTTACAAGCATACCCACTTGCAAGCTTTGACGCGATGTTACTAGCAGAATTAAGACACCACACAGTCAACACTTCAGGTTCTAAGATAACGTACTCTATAAATGGAAGTGGTAATAACAGAGGTTCAGGTATGGTAGATACTAAACTAGACGGTAATAATCCTCAAACTAGAATCGTAGGTGCATCTGGTCAAGGAGATACAGTATATAGATCTCAACAATTTCCGTCTGGTACCCCACAAACTATAAACACATATTTTTTAAAAATAGTAAGGAGTTAAGTATGGCAATTCCGGGACATGATTTTGTAAGAGCGCACTTTACTAATGACGAAAGAACAATAGTAGAATCGTTTTGGACTGACGGAGATGCAGAAAGAGTAGAATATATCGAAGCAAAAGATGGCGATGTTAATTGGGAAAACTTATTAACTCATATCGATATTGATACTTTACATGAATCTACGTATAAACATATTAAAGAACAAAATGAATACTTTGAAGATTCAGTAGTTAAAATAGCCAAAGAAAGAGGACTTATATACGACTTTGACGAGCAAAATACTGATGTGTATAAAGCTTTTGTACAAGTCTTATTTGGTGATTTTGATCCAGAAAGAGATAAAGAAAAGTTATTCTTATATAAGTTGCAACTTTTTGAAGCAGATCAAATAAAAAAATCAAGAAGTGCTGCAAAGAAGAAGGAACTAAGACAGGCTAAGACTATCATAGAAGCTACAAAAATAGCGTTGTCAATGATTAAATAATTCTTTAAGTTCTGGCACGTGATCAATAATATCAAAGCCTCTTATATTGTTCATAGTTTCAGTATATTTTTTTGACTCAGCCATAATATCTTTATTAAATTTGTTTTCAACTTGAAAAATATTTCCAAGATGAACTCCCTTATATTCAGTTAAAGTTTTCTTATAATAGCTCATAGTATTTTTAAACAATTCTTCTGGAATATGTTGAATGCTAGACCATGCTGGCCAATTAACAATATTATAGCATTGCTGGTATCTAACGTACGGTTTATCATTAAAATATTCTATGATTTTTTCTAAGCTAAAAAAATTATAAACTGTTATGGTTGTAGATGGCTGTATTTGAAGTCCACATTCATAATATATTTTTTTTGCGTTTTCGATCATCTTATCAAAATCACCGCCTCTTATCCAGTTATACACATCATGTATTCCATCTATGGACGCATATATCTTTGCGTTCTTTAATTTTTTTAAAATATCAAGGTTCTTTTTAGATATGGCTTGAATATTACTGGTCATGTTGATGTGGCAATTTGGATTTGTTTCTGCTACGTATTCTAATATCTCCATGTTTTTTATATCAGCAAATGGCTCACCGCCTTTTACATAAATCAAGCTTAGATTTGGAACTAGTTTTTTTATCTTATCTATCGCTTTGTCATTTATTCTAGTAAGTGAACCTTTTGAATGTCCAAAAAGTTCATCAAAATCATGCCATTGCGTGGAACATCTTCCACTGCACATTACACACATTTGATTACAAATATTAGACACCGTATATTCTAAAAATCTCACTACGGGTTTAGAGCCATCGTATTCCCATCGTATAAGACCATGTTTTAAATTGTCTTCATAGCTATTTTTGACTGGCATCTTTCCTTTGATGGCGTCTTTACTAAAACATTTGTAGCATGGATTGATAGAATCTTGTTTACCTTCTAAGTACGTCTCCCACACAGGTTCATAAGTTTTTTGCCACCACTCTTGTAAATCTTCAACTTCATCGATATGCACAGGGTCATACACTCTAGGATAATCTTTAAATTTTTCTACTTTGTTATCCATACAACAGTATGAAAGCCAACCAGAAGGGTCAATGCAAAATCCATGGAATGGTAAGTAACAAACTTTATTGAATGGTGACATGAAATTCCTTGTTTACTTGATGTACTAAGTGAGCTCCTGCAGTTGATCTGCGTATTAAGTCATCTAGAATATAGTTCCATTGAAGACCTATATTATTAAATTTTATTTTATATCTTTCTAAGAGATATGAAAGATAAATTTCGTTATTTCTTATCCATGGTTCTGACACTACTTTTGGATATAGATTATCTTCAATCGCTAGTTGCAATTTATTGTCCATCATATTTATTCTTTGAGAAAACTTAAGACTATCCATTGCTTTTTTATTAGCACACAAGACTCCTGTGTTAGTTATATTATCGTTTCCTACAATATCATCAAGCAACAACATTGCATTTTTAGCGCAGACTTTTGAGTTTCTATCCATAGGCGGTACTTGTTCGTTGTCTCTTATAAATCCACTAAAATATTTTAAACTCTTTGGATGCCATGTCAACACAGAATAATCAAATACACAAATGTCATCGAAATTAAAAGCGTTGAATATATTTCTTTCAGTTTTTGGTATTACGTCTAAATCAAAATACACTACTTTATCATAAGTTTTTGTTAGTTCTTCAAGCTTAAAAATCTTATCAAATTGAACATTTACGTAATCAGTTGAAGTAGGATTAAATAACTCATAATCAGCATTACAATGATAAGCGTATTGTTTTTGCAACTCTATAAGTTTATCTTTATATTTTTTAAAAGATTCTTTTTTATAATCATTAACAGACATATGTTCTTCTGTTAAATCTGACCATATACTATAAATTATGTTTTTCGACATGTTTTTTTACAAATTCAAAGTTTTTATTAATCACGTGTACCATCTTCGTTTTTTTAGGAATAAAGTTAACGTGTCTTCTGTACGGCCAGTGCCAAATATCATCTAAAGGAACTAGCTTTACTTTATTAGTTTTCATCTTAAAGCTAAATAATGTTTCGTTATCATAGCCAAAACTATTTTGAATAAATTTAGGAAAAAGACCTTGTTCGTTTTTTACTTCATGCATAAATTTTAAAGTTTGTTTAAAATTTTTAAAGTATTCTAACTTGTTTAAATGATACTTATTTGCTAAAACTATTCCTGTATTATATACATCGTTCTCTCCATCGTAACCTGATTCCATAAGCAAAGCTCTGCAATTCCAATATTTTGCTTTTGGATCTCTTTCTGAAAAAGTTATACCGGTTTCTTCAAACCATTCTTCTTTCTCTTTAAGAATTTTAGGTGAAGCAAATATTAAATAGCTTCTTGGATCTCTTTCGTGATTTGTTTTACAAGCTATTCCATTGTCAGTTCCAATGGCTTCAAAAATATTTTCTGTTGTTAATGGAACTACGTCAAAATCTAAATATAATATTTCATCGTATGTTTTAGTCAAATCATACATTAATTGTATTTTATAAAAGTTTATGATATTATATTTAGATACAAATGGATAATTTTCTTCGAAATAGTTTCTATAATCTTTCCACTTATCATCATTTTCATATAAGATATATTTTACTCCTATTTTTTCTGCATATTCTTCTTGTCGACTTTTTAAAAAACTATAATTATTCTTAAACTCACTTTTGCTTTTGACGTTTTTATCAAAGTCGTCATTACTCTCAAAATCATTTTTATCAAAGTCTATGTAAACACTAAAAATTATTCTCATTTTCCAATCACCATAAATCTATCATACTCATCTTTGTGTCTTTTAGTTCCTTTGTACATAATATTTTTTAGTGGTAGACTTTCAACAAAATCTTTTAGAGTATCTTTACAATTTATATGACTGTCTATTTCATAATAGTTATTTGACTGAAGACAAACCAACATGTTTGGATGCTTTTGGTGTAAAGTAAAATAAAGTTCTTCATCGTCTATGTGCTCGCAAGCAGTACAAACCATAATTTTATTTCCATAGTTTAATTCATGAAATATTTCCATCCCATCACCACACTTAAAAATTATATCGTCATGTACTTTTAATCTTTTAGCTATAAGATTGCACACTTCATCTAGTTCGATATTAATTATCTTGTTTTTAAATCCCGATTCTGCAAGCAAATGCGAAAACAATCCGTACCAGCTTCCAATCACTACGCACTCTTCGTACGAGTCATCAATTAACTTGTTAAGTTCTTCTACTGCCCACGCTTTGTTAAAAACTTGGCCTTCACTAAAAGAATCTAAAACGTCTTTTATTCTAAAAAAATCATATTCTTCTTGATTAGTCGATTTTGTATAAAGAAAAGATAATGTGTTAAGTATTTTTTGATAAGTCAATGGTGTTATATATTCCATCGTCAAAACTTCTCCATTGAATATCTTCGTTCCAAAAAAATCTGTCAATTCCTTTATACTTGCGAGTATTGTAATCTATATTTTTAGTAAAAATTTCCCATATGTAAGAATTTTTTCTAGAAGTCCAAGCTAAGACTGAGCTATTTAATTCTGTATTGTAAGAGTGTTTTCTATAGAATTTGTCTTTTTTCCAAGGGTCTCTCATGAATGTAGGATAGTTCCAGTCTATATTGTTTATATATGGAAACGGATCAGAAAGTATTTTAATATCTAAGTCAAACAAAACGCATTTTCCTTGCAATTCGAAATCTTTTCTGAACAAATGCATCTTATTCCACCATCTCATTAATTTAGGTTTTGCTGGAATATCTATACAGTTAATTATTACATCAGTTTTATCTTCTGTAAAACAGTAAAACTTTGCAGATGTATATGGACTAAGAGCGATATAGATTTTATTTACGTCATCAGCACTGTATTTAGTACCGTGTTTCAATAATATAATGTTCATAAATGTATTTATAAAACCTAATTTGTATAAATAGTTTAAAATGGCAGGGGCGTCTAGCGCGTCCGACAAAGAAATCAACTGGAGTATTTCATGGCCCAATTTCACGAATTTACCATTGACCAAGGTACAGATACCACCATTGAACTTAGTTTAGTAGACGCTAACGGAGCAGCAAAAAATCTGTTAGGTTACACGGTTACAGGAAAAATCAGAAAGACTTACGGATCTGACAGCGCCTTATCCTTTACTACTCAGATCACTAGTAATACTGGAGGTACAGCAACTCTTTCTCTTACTAATACACAAACTGATGCTATGAAAACTGGAAGACACGTATACGATGTAGAAATATCGCACACTGATAGTGGCGGTAGTACTATTCGCGAAAGAATTCTTGAAGGCCGAATCCAAGTAACGCCGTCAGTAACTAAGTGAGGAAGTAATGTCAATTAAGGTCACCACCGGCCAACAAACATTCGTAAAAAAGATTGTAGTTGGTACACCTATAAGTACCGCACAAACTGGACTGTCTATCGACAACTTTTCTGACTTTAAAGTTGCTACAAAGTCAGAAGGTCAGATACTCGTATATGATTCAGCAGAACAAGCTTTTAAAAACTATGATATACTTGTTGGTAACGGTCTAGCAAAAGAATTCACTCCCGGTACAGATAAATTACTCTTACAAATAGATTCTGATAAAACACCAGTAATGACTGGTCTTACGACTAAAGGCCACATAGTACCAACAGCTGACAGTACATTTGACTTAGGTGATAGTGCTAAGAAGTTTAGAGACCTATATTTAAGTGGCGGTACGATACATCTTGGTAATATAGACTTAAAAGATTCTAGCGGTGGTTTTGCTGCGACAGACAGCACTGGTTCTCCAGTAAACTTTAACTTACAAGGTTCTATACCACAGATCAGAAGAATGTTCACTGGTGGTGGAGACTTATCGTATGACACTGGTACTGGTGTATTTCAATTTGACGTTGAACAAGTTTACACAAAAGCAAACTTTGATTCTGATTTTAACACAACTCTTGATAGTGCTGTTCTCGAAGGTATAGGTTTAACTTACAATAATGCAACAAATACACTGAGCATTGATTCCGCAGAATTAAGTGCTAATTTTAGACAAGACATAAGAGGTTATATAAGCGCTGCTGATGCTGGTGGAGATGGATCTTTTGCTTATAACGCTACAACTGGAGTATTTACGTATACTGGTCCTAGTGCTTCTGAAGTAAGAGCTCATATTACTGGAGGATCTGGTATTGGTGATAGCGTTAATGGTAACGGTGTTATTAAGATTGATTCATCAGAATTATACTCGCTTTATAAACACGATGATTTTAGTGACTTCGTGGCTGATGAACATGTAGCCCATACTGGAGTATCGATCGTAGCTGGTAAGGGTTTAACTGGCGGAGGTAATATTGCGTCCAGTAGAACTATTGATATCGATTCAGCTAATGTCAGAGGAATGGTATCGGCAACTGACGCTGGTGGCGATGGTAGTTTTGCGTATAACAGCGGAACAGGCGTATTTACTTACACTGGACCAAGCGCAACAGAAGTACGATCACATTTTTCAGCTCAAGGAGATTTAAGTTACGATTCTACAACTGGTGTATTCCAGTTCGACGTAGAACAAGTTTATACTAAGGCAAATTTTGACAGTGACTTTAACGTTGCTATAGACAGTGCTGTCTTAGAAGGTGCAGGTTTAGCGTACAGTAATGCCACTAATACTTTAAGTATTGATTCAGCTGAGCTATACTCACTTTATAAACATGACGATTTTAGTGACTTCGTAGCTGATGAGCACGTGGCTCATAGCGGTGTTTCAATAACTGCAGGTGCTGGTTTAACTGGTGGTGGAAATATCGCATCCACAAGAACTTTAGATGTCGTCGGTGGAAAAGGTATAATAGCTAACGCTGATGATATACAAGTTGATTCTGCTAATATTAAAAAAATAGTTTCTGCCACAGACGCAGGTGGTGATGGTAGTTTTTCATATAATAATTCAACTGGCGTATTTACATATACTGGACCAAGTGCCACTGAAGTAAAAGCGCATTTTCAACCATTAGACTCAAGCGCCAATCCTACATTTAATCAAGTAAGAGGTCCTGCAGAATTTATAATAGATCCTGCCGCAATTGGTGATGCAACTGGTACCGTAAAGATTATGGGTAATCTTCAAGTCGAAGGTACTCAAACTACTATTAATTCTTCAACTATAGTATTAAAAGATAAGAACATCGTTATTGCAGATAGTGCTGCAGACAGTTCAGCGTTAAACGGTGCAGGACTTACTTGGGGTGATTCTGCAATTGTTAGTAATCCAACTTTTACTTACAA